AGGGAGTGGTGGAAAGATTTGCAGCTCAAAGGACATTCAATGATGTCGCAGTCACCTATTACTTGACAGGAGACTATAGAAGTCTTACTCTGTTCCAAGAGTGGATTAATTATATAAATCCACTATACATTGATAGTAAAGTACCAGTTTTTGCATCAGCTACAGGATACCCAGACCAATCAAACTTTGCATCAAATAACTTTTTTAGATATAGATACCCAGCTCAATATAAAAGAACGATGTCTATAACTAAATTTGAAAGGAATATTGATACAACTCTTGGGAGTAACATTGCAGAACAAAACGTGACTAAACCACAAGCGTTGAGTTATAAGTTTATCAATGTCTTTCCTACATCTATACAAGACGTTGCATTATCATATTCAGCTTCACAATTATTACAGGTAACAGTTAACTTTGCTTACGACAGATATGTTATGATAAGGAGTGAAGATATTACTGGATTTGATGAAAGTTCTCCATCCAATGATAAGAAAGATAATAACCAAGTTCTCAGAGAGGATGGTCAGAACTTATCCAATAACCCTGTAGTTACTGGAGCAAAATAGCTTCAAAAACCCTTCTAAATAATAACGAATAATTACATATTATGCCTTTACCAAAAATTACGACCTCTGAGTATGAGTTGGAATTGCCATCAAACGGAAAGATTATTAAGTACAGACCGTTTCTGGTTAAAGAAGAGAAGATACTCATTCTCGCTTTAGAGGGTGGAAACCAAAAAGAGATTACTAATGCAGTCAAGCAAGTAATTAAAGAATGTGTTATTACAAAAGGTCTTAAGGTAGATACTCTGCCTGCCTTTGATATTGAATACTTGTTCTTGAACATTCGTGGTAAGTCTGTAGGTGAGTCTATTGATCTTCTCATTACATGTGGCGATGACGGAAAAACAGAAGTGAGTGTCACTGTTCCTATCGCTGATATTCAAGTTACAAAATCTGAAGAACATACAACAGAAATTGAGATTGGTGATGGTTGGACTGTAAAGATGAAGTATCCTTCTCTTGCTCAGTTCATTGATAATAATTTTAGTGACAATGAGGACACGATTGAAAAATCATTCCAAGTTCTCTCTAGTTGTATTGAAATGGTGTATAATGATGAAGAGATGTTTGCTGCATCTGACTGCACTAAGAAAGAGTTAAAAGAATGGGTCGAATCATTGACTTCACAACAGTTTCAAAAACTTGAGAAATTCTTTGAGACTATGCCTAAGTTGTCACATAAACTGACTGTGACCAATCCAATCACCAAAAAAGAGAACACTGTAGTATTAGAGGGCTTAGCCGATTTTTTCGCCTAAGTATGTCTCATATCAATCTTGAGACATACTTCCGAATCAATTTCGCTCTCATGCAGTACCATAAATACACCTTATGGGACATTGAAAACTGGATGCCTTGGGAAAGGGATATCTATGTTGGATTACTTAGACTTCACATAGAGGAAGAGAATCTAAAACAAAAAGCTAGGGAAGCCCGAATGAAGAATGGCTAAACTAAAACTAGGATCAAAATTACTAAGGGGAGCCCAGAAGGTAGGAAGAGGGACTGCCAAGGTAGGGAAGATTTTTGGTAGAGCCAAAAGTCGAGTTGGTGGTGCAGTAAAGAGCGCCCTGCCTGGTGGATCTGCAAAGGGGAAAGCAAGTAAAGTCAGAGGCAAGATGTCTCTAGTTCCTCAAGCTTTACAACCTCCTGAGAAGATGACACCTCAGGCTAGAATAAGAAATGTTGGAAGATTAGTAGAAAATAAAGTTCAGACTCTTGTTCCTAAGTTATCAAAGGCAGTACAAAGGAACGTCAACGCATTTGATCCACAAGCTTTCTTAGGAAAGATATTTGATGGTGGGTTAAACTCATTACAGAACTTTGCTTCTGGTCTTGGTGGATTACAGACATCCCTACAAAAAAGTATGGGATTTATAAACGAAGCAAAGGGTATCATTGTTGATCTGATCGAGAAGATGGCGAAAGCCAAACCGACAAGATCTAAAGGTGGTATAATAAAAGGTTTATTGAAGGGTGCTGCGATAGTTGGATTAGCTGCCCTTACAGTCAAGGCTGCACCAGCAGTGATGGGTGCCGCTGGTACTGTGGGCGGTGCATTATTCAAAGCAACTCCCTTGGGAGCGGGTATCGCTCTTGCCAAGAAGGTATTTGGCCGCAAGAAAAAGAGTGAAGAGGCATTAAGTAAGGTTAAAGGAGAAGAACTAAAAGAAAAATTTAAAGAATCTTTAGAACAATTTGATGAGACTTTGAGTAGAATTAGTATGGGACTCAAAGCTAAAAGATATAAAGATAGCGATCTAAATCAACCCGAAGATGATGATGATACAAATAAAGATGAAGAGGGAACAAATGAAGAGGGAACGTCAAAAACTGAAGGGACTGGAACTACCGAAGAAACTGGTCTAAAACCTGATGGTGATTCAGATAAATCTACAGAAGATGATAGCATTGATAAACAAACCACGACTAAAAAAGCAGATGAAAATGTTGACTCTGCTGGAAATGAACTTCCCATAGGAACTGTTGTTGGTGGTGATGATATGCAACCTCTACCAACAGAAACAAAGGCAGAACCACAAAGCGATCCAGTAAACAAGCCTACTGCAAAAGGTGGACCTGATTTAGTGTTACAACCCAAAGTTCTAGAGATTCAGAGTTCCAAAGGCGCTCAAGGTGACAAGGGAACTAGAGGTGCCCTTGGATCTCAAGGTGAGCCAGGCAGAGATGGTTCGTCTGTTGAACCTCAAGAAGGAACTCAAGAACCTCCTAAACCAGAAGGATTTATGAGATCCATGGCAGGCCTTGGTGATTTCTTAACCTTTGGATTGACTGACTTTGATAAGAGAGGGGATCTATTTAAAGATGACAAGACAAAGGTGGGTGTAGACACTACATCATCAGATGCAGTGCCACAGAATATAGAATCTAACCCAGCTTTACTTGAAATACGTTCGCAAATTACTGAGGGTATAAGTCAACCAGCAAGAGCTGCTGCTATGGAGGCATCTCAGACTCCTAGACCAGCTATTGCTGTTCCTGTTGGTGGAAAACAACAACAGCAAAACAATAATGTCATGTCAAGGATGAAAGGTGAAGTACCTGTTATGGTAGCAGTGGATCCCAGCAATATTCACCTCACTACATCAAAATCGTTGTTTAACATAGTGGATGCGTTATAATGGCTAATAATTCAAAGATAACTGGTATAAGAAAGAAGGCTTCATCTGCTGTTGATAAAGCTGAGGGAACTATAAACAGATTTGCCCGTTTCATGGGTGCAATTAGTAAAAGTAAAGAGATTCCTAGTCAATCAACGTTAAAGAAAGCTAGGAAGTTTGCAAAGAATTTTGGTAGTGGAAGGAGTTCAAAAGTGAATAAGATGTTACTTGGAAGTGCTTTGATGTTGCCCCTCGTTTTGGGATCAATGATGGCGAAGAATCAATCTACAGAAGAGATACTTCAAAATCAATATGGTGGAGACGAGAAAGCAATGCAAAACGATCTTAAAGAGGAACAAAATATCAGAGATAAGGGATTGGAAAAAGTTGAGGCTACTGCTGATGAGAATAAAGATATATCAATGGACAGACAACAGGATGTGTCGGAGGTATCTCAACAGGAACCTGAAAAATCAGAACTAAAACCTGAACAATCTGAGGATGAAACAACTTTAGAAAAGTTGAATCGGGGTCTTGATTCTGATGATGATGTTCTTAACGAAAAGACTGTCAAACAGTTTGAAGAACTGATGGAAAGATTTGCATTTCTAGAAAAACAAGGTGCTTTTCTGGGTGAGAAAGGTCCATCTTTAGCCGAACGGTTGAATAATTTCCGCAAAGATGTAATGAAAAACATCAGAAACGTTACTGGTGGTGAAGTTGATGACGGTGTATTTTCTCTTGGTATGGGAGTAGAAGTTGCAAATCCTTTTTCAGAGAAAGGCAGAAACATTATAAAGGACACGCTGGGTAATACATGGAATCGCTTCTTTGGAAATAATAAAGAGAAAAACAAAAGTGACATTGAAATGATTGAAGAAACGGTTCAGGCACAGATCGAAGCAGCTGAAAAGAAATTTCAAGATGCTGGAGGCATCCGTCTAGATCCTAACTCAAAAGAATATAAGGAATACATTACAACCAAAACTCAACTTGAAAAGTTGCAGACAAGAATTAAAGAAGAGCCTTTACAGGTAGTTGCAGAGTTCCAGTCTGCTGCCAATCCTAGTACTGTTTCAGCACAAACTAATATGTTAAATGTTGACACAGGTGACATGGATTTGAAGAAAAAGATTAGACAACTTGAATCTGGAAATGATTACTCGTCAATGTATGCTAGAAATCGTGATACTTTCGCTCGTGGGGCAGAAGA